TACTGTGATGTTTGCCCCTGGAAGGAAGTATCCTTCGTAAATAACGTGAGCGTCAACAATAACAGTTTTCTTTTTATCCGTATTTACATATTCCCCAAACTTATCTGAGTAGAATGTGTGAATACCGTCACGATCTTTCTTTTTGTAGAACTGAGTGTCCTTTGAAATGTATTCAAATTCAAGAACATCTACAAAGAAGTCATCGTAACGCATACGGTCTGTAATAGTGTCACGTTGTGCGTACCAAGACCAACCATATCTGTCATTAGAGTAAGTTAAATCAAATGCCCACTTAGCAATTCTATTAACTTGTTTTTCAGTATCTTCTTCGCTCCATCCGTTTTGGATAAGGAGGTCACGAACTTGAGGAATACTATATTTTTCAAAGTGACCTGCAAAAGGAGTGTTATCCCCTTGAGAGTCATCAGTCCATGCACAAATAAATTTGGTTACGTCAACGTACTTAACCTTTGCCATTCCTGTGTGAGCATCGGTGTAATCCTTACAAACCATAAAGTTGAAGTTAATTGCATCGTCTTTTAACTGACGCTCAATCTTACCCCAATCGCTATTTGTAAAACCTAACTCTATTAACTTCTCTAAAGTAATTTCTAAATTTTGTTTGAAACCACCAAGACTTTCGAACACATCTAACTCAACATTATTTTCGGGTAAAAACTCCCCCTCTCCTGTTTGAGGTATTCCAATCTCTCTCATTAAAGGCTCCATCTTAGACTTAACGTAAAGAGTTGCCTTATCTAATGCTTTTTTATTTTTAATCTCTGGGTTAATACAATCAACTTGAATTCGTTGATTATCAGTACCAACAACAGAGTGAATGATTCTTTTTAGTTCGGGAGCGATTGAGAAAATCTCAAAGTTCATGTTGGCATATCCCTTTCTACGAATACGTTGTGCTTGTGGGTTTGGACTTGATACACTTGCTTTTTCTTCCCCACGCTGAATCCACATATCAATATACTTCTGTTGGTTTTGTCTTCCCTCAGAGTAATTTCTTATTTCAAATAAACGAGCAATATCTTGACGACCAAAATAAGTTTTGTTATTTTCGTAACGATAAAAAATAGCACGACCAATTTGAGACAACCAGTTATTGTCTTTCTTTTTAGGATCGATATCATCCTTTGGCCACAAGATAGTATATTCGCTCATACTTTAATAATAATCAAATGTATCAAAAAGTTTTGAATCTATATTCATAGATTGCTCATTTAATTCTACAAATTTAGGGTAAACTGACTTACTTCCCAAAAGTGCATAGCCTCCTGCCGCAAATAAATCGTATTTTGTCATTTCTTGCTTACCATCAATATTCGCACACTCCTCCAAAATCTCTATGTGATTTTCTCCCTCTACTCCGTTTTTAAGGTAATGTTCCCAACTATCAAAGATGTCTTGCTTTGCAGAATTACTAGATCCATCCGTTGTAATCCTACCCGGCAACGGCTTTCTAAATCCATTCTCATCCATATCGTATAAGAGGTATCCTCTCAACCCCCACTCTAGAAATTTCTCATATAGGAAAGTAATATTCATCTCGGGATATAGCATTGCTCCAAAAAACATACAAGCCTTTGCCATATCATCGCAATACTCCTCCCTTCCAACATCCCTTTGTTTATAAGTGAGAACAAACTTATCAGATGTCCACATTCCTCTTGGTTTAATAAGAAGACCTGTGTCACCATCAAGATGTTCGTCTTTCTTGTAATACATTGCCCCTGCGTTGTAAGACTTTTTCTTACCGCTTACTTCATGAGATTCGTATTTGGCAGGGTCAGCTCCCATCACGAACTTATTCATAACAGTCCACCCTGGCTTCCAAGACTCTAGTTCAGAGTCCCACTCTTTTATATTTCTTGCACCAGCAGGAGGAAGATATGAGATATTAAATTTACCTTCATCATCTTCAACAAGTTTTACTCGAGAGCATCTTCCGTTTTCCCACTCAAAGTTATATCTACGAGTTTTGTGTTTTTCAAACGTCAGCTCAGTAATTCTCTTTCTTATTTTCAACACAGGGAAAGAAGAGTCTTTGGATGCCGACATAAAGCATTCTTTCAATGTCATTGGGAAGTTTTGCATTTCCTCAATGAGTCCTGTTTGGTCACCATTCATTTCGAATGCTCTTCTCTTGTTTTGAAGATATGTCCTTGCCCCCATTGAAACAAACTTTCCGTCAACATTCTTAGTCGGCTTCTCCGGGTCTTCAATAATGGAATTTCCAAACTCATCAATGAATCCATCCAATCCATCGTGGGCAGGGAAGAACAAAGTGAGTAGACCAGTCATTGTTTGTCCGTTATCGTTCCTTTCGTTGAAACGAGAACCAAGGATAAGTTTCTTCATCTGCTCACCACCACCCTTTTCCATCTCTCCAAGAGTTGAAGTCAATAGACCAACACCATGTATGTAAGGACCTTGTGCAAGACACTTCATAACAACTCTCCATCTGTCAACAACATTAATGTTGATACCTGCCTTCGGGTCAATCTTTCCAACCTCATCGTGGTGAATGAAGTGAAGTTTTTCCATGTCATATGCTCTCTCTCCAGATGGTCGGTGGTTAATCCAACCCTCGTGTGGAGGAAGAGAAGTTGTTCCAACACCACCTGCTGTTCTATTTGCTGGTGCCGTAAATTGTATGGCTTCTTTTGGAACGGAAGACCCTTCCGTCATCAACTTGAAAAAGAAAGGCATCCTTCTCAAACGCTTTGCAATGTGATCCACAAAAACTTGAGTGGAGTGGTAGTCCGACATACTTTGGATACCTCCAAATCTTTGGATTCCCATCGTTGCTGTAATGTACCAGTTCATAAAACCTGCACGAGATGTCGCTCCTTCTCTTCGGTGTTTAGGGTAGATAACTCCGTAAGTTGTTCTCTCTCCTGTGTCTACAATGTACTCACCTTTCTCTACATAACAATCTCTGTGCTTCTCCTTAAACTCATCCACACTCTTTTGCATATTGAAGTAGCGAACATAACTCTTTTTCTTTTCGAGATAAACTACTTTATATTTATAGAACGCTTCCTTTGTTGTGTACGCATACATAACGGTCAAGAACCATCTTCTGTCTCTGTCTCGATACTCTGCTAGTCCTTTTGTATTTCTTCCGTTACCAATTGGCCAATAGTTCAAGTAGGTATATTGACACCCAGGCATATATGTTGGCGTTCCGTTGTTAAAGAAAAAGTAACCCTTGTAATGCCTCTTGATTTGTTTCTTAATCCATTGAATCTCTTTTGAGTAATACGAAACATCGTTAAATAATTCCTCATCAATGTCTTCTAACTTAACTACATCTTTCGGCTTCATCTGTTTCTTTCTGCGAATCACAGATTCAATCTCAGATAGTTTAGAGGGCATCTCTTGGTAAGTAAACTTCTGCTTTTCGGGAGGAAGTCCGTAACCCTCAACTTTCTTTATTGCCTCTTCGTATGGCAAGTTATAATACTCTTCGAGAGAAGGGACTTTGATTTTTATTGGATACAAATCCTCATCATCGTTATTAACGACAATGAACTCCTCGGGTTGATTGTATTTATATTTTACTTCACGCATCTATGTCAGGAAACACATCTCCATTTTGTTCAAACTCACGAATGTACTCTTCGGGTCTTATGCCGAGAGAGTCCAGCAATGTAAACTCAGTCAACTCGTCTTCTAATTCCTTACTCTTTTCACCTTGAAGAAAATCTGTTTTTGAGGATGCAATTTGCGACATCGTCATGTTAATAATTTCTCTTCGAGTCTTTTCCGCTTGAACTATTTTAGCTTGGGCAACTTCGTCTTCAGCCTCTAATTTAATCTCTAATTCGGTATAACGCAAGAGTGCCTCTTCCGCAGACTTCCAAACCATGTACTGCTCACCACCCATCAACATAAGAAAATAGATTGCCCTTCTGTTAACTCCTTTGATTTTCCAGTTGAGCATATCTTTAATTACATCTTCGTATGGAGGTTCAATGTTTAAACATTGTAACGCCCAAACTTTTCTTCTCTTCAAATCGGGAATACCTTGACCTGGAGAACCAAGGTCGTACATATAAATCAAATATCGCATAACGATATCAGGATCTAACTTCTTAGGTAAATCAGGTGCGGAGAATATTATAGAGAACTTAGATAAATCAGAAAACTCAAAAAGCACAGGTGTGCCTAATGGTATTTTATGAATAGGATATTTTAGTTTGTTAAACTCATTCTGTTCAAACTTCATACGCTAGAATTTCATTATGTCTGATGAGATGATATTCTTCTTTTAACTTTTTATTTAGACCTGCTTCTAGTGGTATACCACAATTCTTACGTCCTAATATGATTGAGCCAACAGGAGGTACAGCATCTTTTCCATACATTATTTCATGAGCAGGTGATGGTCCCCCAACAGCAATTACTTCCCACTCAAATTCTTTAAACTTCTCATCAAATGCTTCGGGTATAAATAACAAAGAGTCTTTAGGTTTTTCTGGAACTTGTTTTATTAAACACCAACCATCTTGAGGAATAAGTTCACCATCTCTAATTGTTAGATAAACAAGATCAGGTCTTACCAAAAGAACTTCCTGATCATCTATGTCAATAATGCGTTTGTTTTTACCCTCACTATATGCCCCTACAACTTCTCTAATCTCTACATATTTAACAAACACTTCGTCTCCTTTTTTCCATCTTCCGTAGTCTTCATAAACTACACAATCTGTGTTTGTCCAGTAGTCAGCCTCTTCAGAAGCACTTCGTATTACCATATGAATTCGCGTATCTCCAACGTCAACACCATCTGCTAGATGGTCTTTGTATTTCATAACTACAGGCAAATAATTCAAATACTTCATTTTGAAAATATTAAGTGTGTTTTTTGTGTGTGAATTGATGTACTTTTGTACAGCATCGTTCTGATGCTTGATTTTTGTTATTGTGTTCTTTATTTGTGTGCAGAAAGTGGGAACAACGGTTCCCATTTTTTGTTAGTGATCTCGTAGTTGTGTAAACGTGGGAAGCAACAATATTGCCTCTCTACCATTATCTGTCTCATAGGCAGTATCAAATGACAGAATGTAACCACCGATTGGTTTAGGAGGTCTTCCTTTCTCAACGTGATATCCAAAGTCGCCTGCTCCGTATTCCTCTTTGTATGCTGCCGTTCTAATGTGGTGAACATACTTATGCTTAATAAAATAACCTCTCTTTGAATGATGTTCGAGAGATTCTTGCCCATCAATCACATGATACAATTCATGAACGTGGCCCATCCAAATACAGTCGGCTCCTGCAATCATAACACCCATTCGGTTGTTTTGAATTACACCTTTTGTTACAGCACCACCGCCTCCGGTGCCATGATAATATTTCACGTTAAACGCAAATGTTGCGTGTTTCTTATGCTGAACGTGCAGCTTCCACCACCCACCATAACCACCTACTTGAACACTTGTTTTGTTCTTGTAGTTTAGCAAGTCAACAAACCTTTGGAGAGGATCTGTCTCTGTGTTTTTAATGATTGCAGTCTCGTGGTTTCCGTAACCAATCCACAAAATATGCTCAGCGTAAGGAGACCACCAATCAACAGCGTCTTCAATTACAGCGTCAAGATAGTTGTGTACATTATGTTCGGGACGTATGTCTTTCTTATTTCTACGAGGGTCCCACTTCCCTTGCATAATGCAGAAAAAATCACCATTAATAACGATTTTTATTCCGTTCTTAATAGCGTAATCAAGATGGTTTTTTAATGTTTCTCTCTTACACTTCGGATTGTCCCAATGGATATCTGAAATCATGAGAAACTTGTCTGTTGTTGAACACTCTGTAATGAGGATGTTTTTGCCGTACTTAGTGGTTTGCATTATTATAGAATTCGTTAGATTTTAACAGCGTGAAATATTCCACGAATGATTGATATGGAGCGTCTATAATTAGAGGCTCTGTAGATCCGGTGATATATACTAAGGTTCGTGAACCTATAGACGCTGAACCATCGTTACGAAATTCTACGTCTGCTTGTATTGCGGCAACTTTCGTTATGTCAAATATTATTGGAACAGAGTCCGTATACAGACCTTGTCCAGGATTGCTTTCAATCTCTTCTTCGCTATTCCATACTACGCAGGTAGTGGCACAAAGCACAGGAAGTGGTTTACTGTTTTCCTCTTCCTCCTCTTTTCTCTTCTTGGACTTAAAGAACATACGGTTAATTTTATCCAAAAATACAAAAATCCCCCTAAAGGAGGGGGACTTTGTTTTTATATTAGAAGGGGAGGTCGTCTTCTGTGCCTTTTGACTCTCCCTGTGGAACTTCTGTCTTGGGTTGTGGCGTGGCTTCATTTTGTGGTTTTGCCTCTCCTTCGATTTTCCAAACTTGGAGAGAATTATATACCCTTCCGTT